GGTACTAAACAAAGTCTTGATCTTTATGATAGCAATCATGGTAATTATTGTGGAGCAAGAGATAATTGTGAAGCATGGAAAAGTCATATCTGGTCATTTGTAACTCAATTTTCTAATTATTAAATTATTAGGATGAACAAACATCAAAATGCAGGAACGGATTTAAGAATACTGTATGCCTTATTAGAATCAAATTTTCCAAAAGATAGTTTTCATCTATTCCGGACAGGGAGCAATAAACAAACTATTAGCATATCATCTATGTATTCAATGCCTACGGAGATTGCTAGATTTTTGACTAAAGAAAAACAATATTTGAAAGAGGAAAATGTATTTGATCGAATATGGAAAATTAATGAACAATACTTTATGGATTGGAATATTGAACACGATACGTTCATTATACCAAAGGAATTTCAACATAATTATTAATTAATAAAGATTATGGAAACTACATTAGGAAGCATAAAACAGCCACAACAAGGGCTACTAGAAACTATCAATTATAACTTAACCATTCAAATCTCATTACTACAGAAGATATTGAGGGAACTAGAAAAGGGTAGCGTTAATATAAATAAAGACAGAATCAGGACTGGAGAGACGGGCATGTCTACAAGAACTATTAATGCTTTACTTAATCAACACATTAATTATTTAGATCAATTAGAGAATGTTAATATAAATGAGATTAAATGGTGGCGTGGGGTTGGTGGTAAGGCAATAAGTGAGATCAAAGAGGTTGCCGGTAAGTATAATATTAATTTAATATAGTACGATTATCTATGAAAGTATACGATAAAGTAAAACAATTACTAGCAGATTTTCCAGAATTAAGAGATAGCGATAAAAAATTAATGTTTGCGGTATGGAAGGATCAGGGAGTAGTTACAGATTTTGGTTATGGAGAACTTGGCATGACGAATAGAAACTTCTTTAGCAAGGCAATAGAGCCAGAAACAATCAGAAGATGTAGACAAAAAGTGCAAGAGTTAAACGAAGAATTAAGGGGAACGTATTATAAAAGCGGATTGCGTAAAGATAAAGAAGAAACAAAAGGCACATTTATTTATCAGGAGGAAATATGATTATGAAAAGACGAAGTAAAATAAGCAATTTATTCATAGTAAGTAAATACGGAAAATCTGTATTGGAACTTTACAATTGTGACGTTCACCAGTGTACACTAGAAGGTTTCAGACGAGTCGAACCAGAGGGGGTAGTAGTAGCTCCGCTGGGATTCAGAATGAAAATCAAGGCGGTATTTAAGCTAATTAGATTTCTTTTTGTGTAAAAAATTAACTATGAATAAATTGTCTATGGACGACTACAATGCAATCTACGACCTAACACAAGAGCTTTCGGAAAATGTAAGAGTTGAAATGCCGATAGATGACACGAGGAGTTACCCGATGGGGATAAGTGAAAAAGATGCAAAGGCAATAGCAGAGTACATATTAAGTAAATATAATTTATCAGAGAAGTAAGATGGAAAAACTAGATAAGGAAGCCGAACAGTTGTTAAGATGGATGAAATCAATCCACATAGCAATTAAAGCAGGTGGCACAAGATGTGGGACACCTTTAGTTATGACATTATCTCAAATTCAGAAGGAGATAACCTCCGACCTATTAGAAGCACAAAGTAAGGAACATAAAAAAGAGATGAAGGAAGCAATACACGAAGCACAAAGAGAGGGTGGAAGTGATGTAGTAAGAGAGGCATTTAAGAAAGGTAAACATGGTTCGATTATAAAGATTACAAATTCAGGTTTTTATGAACGAAAGGGGTATAGATGAGAAAGAAAACTGCTGTTGGTCGGAAGTATTAAATTAATTATAGTTAGGGGCTATGAAGCAAAAATATAAACTAAAAGTTGGTGATGTGATATATGTCGATAATCCATTATTAAAGGAGGAATACAGAAGGTATGAAGTTGAAAAAATAATAGGTAATAGGGCAATAACGAAATTTAGAGATTTTAATACCGAGATATACTTTAATAATAGGATTTATGAATACGGAAAAAGATTAAACGGGATTTATAACAATGATTATTTCGTTGAAAGGTTAGGTTGAGTAGGTAGATATATTATTACTTTTTGAAAATGAAAACGAGCAAAATCTATAATTCTGAAAAGTTAGAAAAACTATCAAAAAAAGAATTGATAAGTTATATCTGTTTAATTACATTAACCCAAGAAACAAAACCATACAGAATTACTATGCCGACAATTAAAACTAAGAAGAAATATATAATTGTGATTGATGAAAAAAGTTCGAGATGGGATATTATCAAGCACTTAACAAGATTTTACTTTAATACATTAAGGGTAACTATTTAATATTGTTTATTGTTTGGTGATGGTTAAGGTTAACTCCACAAATAGTCTCCTTGCCATCACCAAAGAGTAAGTAATTTAATTTATTGTTTGATGAAAATGAGTGCAAATAACTACGTAAAGCTGAGACGAAATAAGGTGGGAGCAGTAGAAATAAGCGTATGTGATGCAGATACAGGTTATGAACTTTCGGATAAAAAAATGATAGGTAAGGATTGGTTTGGTCAGCTCAAGGAATATCAAAAAGAACACTCAACAGAATATGGGTTTATATTAGTTGACGATTTTGAAAAGGTAACCAAGTAATTTAATTTATTAGTTTAGGAGAATGACAGAACAGTTTGCAGATAGAATACCTTATGATGTTTGGGCGAACTCTCAATTATCAATAGCAAAGTATTATGGCGGTTGTAAGGTTAATGGTAAGGATTATGTACTAGATTACAAAAATGCTACAAAAGAAAGGGTAAATGGTGAAGACAAACTATTCCCTGACCTTATACTAGTTAAGAAAAGTTAATATTACTATCGCAACACATAAATTAATTTATATGACACAAAATGAAACCAGACAAGAAGTGTATTATTTGCCACCATAAAGCAACTGGAACACTATCACCAGATATGGATATATCAGGATTGGGCTACTGCAAAAAGCATTACTCAAAAGTACATTTATTATTCACACTTCTTTTAAGTGACAATGAAAAGACATTTTATGATTTATTAGAACAATACCAAAATGAAAAATAAAACAGAAAGAAAAGTACCGGAAGAATTTATACGGATGAAGAAAACACCAACGCCTATATCGGAGGTTATAAGATCAGCAGAGAAACTAAAGGTATTAGAGGAAGAAGCAAAACGAGAAAGATTACCATCGGGCAGGATATTTCCTATGACACCACACTTTGCTCCTTATCTAAAGAAACCCTGTTACTTTCCAGAGTTAGATAATAACGAATTGGGATTGGTTTTAAACGAGCTGTATACTGAAATAGGGAAATTAAAGGAACGTGTTCAGGAATTAGAGGATGGCAATTGTAGTACGAATGGGCATTAATTATTAGTATAATATGATGAATGAATACAGAACATTTAAAGCAGGTGAAAGATTGAAACCAGATCAGATAGTCGAGATCAAGGATGATGGAAAAGCATATGCGGTCACGTCTGGATTAACACAGCAAGATTATGACGATGCAATGGATGACCAAAACAAAATGGCAGTAGCTATGTTTGAAGATTCGATAACGTGGTTTGTTAAAGAGGTAGCTAAATGGATATTATTCGGATCCGCAAGTCTAACCTTTGGTATTGGAATATCAGTTGTACTAATTAAACTATTTACATGAGAAGAAACATAGAAACATTTATTGCAATAGCATTAGAGATTATAATAATCGAAGTAATATATCTTAGTATCTAATACAATGGGAGCGTTTTTATTTGGTGTGTTTGTCGGAGCATTTGCAACTTTCTTTATAATTGCGTATCTCCAAAGGGATCAATATTAATTATTATTATTAAGTCATGGCGAAGTCTCAATTTAACAAGGAGCAGACAAAGAAGTTGCAGGACAAAACTGTTCGGCTCTACATTCTTACTAATCCAAACGTGGTAGAAAGGGATGAAAAGAAAGTAGTTACTAATCTAGTTGGAATTGGATCAAAGCATAAGATGTATGGACAGAAATATATTGTTACTGAATACAGAGATCAGCATGACGATAAGGATAAATTTATAGGCATTGGAGTATATGGAATCAGAGTTAAGGACTTTACTAATATATTAAATCAATCATTAAACAACAATGGAAAACCAATATCCGGAACTAACAAAAGTATTAAATAGTATGACCTGTAAAGATGGCATAGATAGAATTACTCATAAGAAAGGTAGGTGTGAGTATATACAAACAGGTACTAAGTCAAGATGTTGGAAGTGTGGACACATAGTTAAACAACAGCCGTATCATTCATACGAATTAGAAAAACTTCCTCCAGAGTATAGACTAGGAAATTTCTACTAAATAGTTGACAGATACAGCCAATACGCTATACTAATTATGGGTATGGTGGACTGCTTATAGGGTACTCCGAAGGGCAAAAATCTGCTGTATTCCAAGAGGGTTGTTGAGCCTTTCTTGGATTATAGTATTAATATGGAAATAGTCTCATTCTTTCTTATATTGTTAGTGTCTGTAGCAAACCTTATAGTTGGCTATATACTTTTACGAATATTAATAACTATACTTGAGATAGTAAAGAGTACAGATATATTCCCCAAGAATGAAGAAGCCAAGAAATCTATGACCAGAATGATACCGCTTAAAGCAAAATCACAACTCCAATACAATCAGGAACAAAAGGCTAGATACTTTCCAGATGTAGCATCAGATCCAGATAAATTTTTTAAAAATAATAACAATGCTAATTAGATACGGAATACAAACAAGATCAGGAAAATCTTATCTATCAGACAAACAAATGCGACAAGCAGAAGATTTTAATAGAACTCATGCTAAGGATATGTTACAGCCAACAAGATACAATTCAGCAGATAGGAAAATGGAAATAAACCCAGACTTTGCAAAGGCATACGGAAACCCATTTAATAAAAAAGCCGAGATAGGTACGGCAGTTGATAAAGCAATAGATAGTGGTGAAATAGAACTAAAAGATGGAGAAAGTAATTAACTATGCTTTGATCTTTATTTTAATATTTATTTGTTATGGAATAGTATATTTATTAGCTTTCTAATACTGCCATGCAAGGAAGGTGCTACTGTCACTACGAGGAGATATGGAGACCGGCAGAGGAGTTTAATTATATAGTTAAACTTTCCCTACATAATGACTGGTCAAGATTATCGACCAGAGATCATTTTAAGGAAATATCATATAATGAAGCAGAAGACATAGTAGAGCATATCGCAGAAGATATATTGAAACCAACACCAAGAGCAGTTTGTGTATTCTGTCAGTCAATGGGTAGAACATTACAAGAGAAGTACGGAGTAAGAAAGCATAGCAAATCGCAATTAGTTTTAATAGATTTTATTACAAGAATAGTTTATAAGGAAAAATATGTTAGCAACTATCAAAACATTATTGGATGAGATAAAGAAACTTGAGAGAAAGGTGACTATAAAACAGGCTAAGTTTGCTAAAGAGTATGCAGTTGATGGGAATGCAAACAGATCATACAAAGTTGCTTATAATGTGAAAGATAATGCTACCTCGAAATCAAATGGATCTAAGCTATTGAATTTACCAACCATTACCAACCTTATTGAGAAATGGAAGGAATATAATCGGATAGATGGACTGGGAACGAAGGAAGGAATGATAGAACATCTAAAGAAAGCTATAGAGGAATTTTCAAAGACACAATTAGTCTACGATAAACAAGGTAATGCGAGGCTTGCGGCAGTCGATTCGTTGATCTATAAAACAGCAGTAACCGAGTTGAATAAAATACTTGGTGTTCATTCGGCAACTAAGACAGAGGTAGATTTTACCGGAGCTGCTATGATTGCAGAGCAAAGAACTGGTGACTTCCTTGCTTATATTAAACAAAAAAATCGTGCAAATAAAACTCAAAGAGAGTAAACAAAGAGAATGGGTAAAAAGAATTATGATTGAATGTAAGGATTGTGGTTGTAAGAATTATAAGTTTATAACTTTTTATGAGGATGAGCTTGACGAAGATAGAAAGGATGAATGGATGGACACTTCTTCATCGGATCTACGATCTACAGAGTGAACTTAGAAGGATCGTTAAGGAGAGAGAAGATGCGGAAATCCAGTGGGTAAACATCCAACGGATTAAAACTTGTGACAAGGAACTAAAGCGAATATCTGATCAATTCCGAAATATGATGATATTAGAAAAATGATTGATAAATATTTAGACGATAGGATTTTACAGTGGATACACTATAATCAAATACGGACTTCCAAGGGGGAGCCTTTTGAATGGGAAGAACATGAGTTTCTAGCAGATCCATTGTGCGATTGGCATCCAAACCAAGCAATCATTAAATCATCGCAGATAGGATGGTCAGAGACTGCTATATTAAAAGCCTTCTATGCAGCAAAGGTAAGAAAGTATAACGTGATCTATACATTACCAACAGATCAATTTTTAGAGAAGTTCGTACCACCAAAAGTAAACAAGATAATAGAAAACAATCCTCTTATATTTGGAGATGTATCAGGAAACATGAGTTTAAAGTCTCTGGGAAGTGGGCTAGATCAAAGGTTTATAAACTTTACAGGAACATATAACAGTAAATCAGACTTGAAGAAGCATTTGGTTTATAACAAATTGATCTGACCTGCTGACTTAAACATCCACGATGAAGCCAGCAGGTCAGATCAATTTGTTATAAACCAAATGAGATCTAGGCTTGATAATAGTTTATATAAAGGTAGATGGTTATTCGATAACCCAACATATCCATTGATGGGGTCGGATGCAGTGTATCAGAAATCAGATCAAAGACATTGGATAGTACAGTGTGGACATTGTGGATATAGGCAATACATTGATTGGTGCAGACTTGATAAACTAGATTTTAAATCGGGAACAAGCCATAGCTGGGTAGATGTTGATAAAAAGATATTCGTATGTGGAAAGTGTCGTCAGGAATTATCAGATGTTGATAGAAGTATTGGGGAATGGATAGCTAAGTATCCAAGTAGAACAGAATATAGAGGTTACTGGATGCCACAAATGATTTATATCCGGCATCATGTAAAAGATATACTAGAGAAAGAAGAAGATGTAACACTTGAGAAATCGTTTTTCCATAACTTTGTACTAGCCAGACCATATACAGCATCCGATATTAAAGTGAACAGAGAAAATATCGTAGCTAATATGGATGGTGAGAAGAATTGGCAGGAACAAAATGCAATGGGAGTAGATCAGGGTAACATGAAGCATTATGTTATTGGTAATGTACAAGGAATATTCAAGGTGGGTAAGACAGAATCATGGCAAGAGATAAAGTATCTATTTGAAAAATACCAATGCAAAATGGTTATTGATGCTTTACCTTATCAGCAAGTACCAAGATCAATGTCAACAGATTTTAAAAATAGAGTTTGGAGGGCATTCTATAAACCAGAATCAGATCAAAGAGATATAGCTAAATTTGAGGATAATGGTACTGTACTGATTAGGAGAGAGGAAACATTTGATGCTATTATTGATCTTATTCAAGGAGGAGAGTTTCCAATTCAGGTATCATTAACGGATCTTGAGGAATACATAAGCCATTGGAGTTCACTAGTTAAGATCGTAGAGCCAGATAGAATAGGTAATGATAGGTTTAGATGGGCTAGTGTAAATGGAATAGATCACTTTGCTCATGCTACGCTTTATTGGTACATAGCATTACAGAAAGCAAAGATAGGTTTTGCTTCCAGATTAAAGTATAAGAAGCAGGAGAAAGCAAGAAGGGAGGGAATATGGGTAAAGCCAGATGGAACAGTAGATCAATCTGTACTTGATGAGTTTGTCGGGCAGAGAAAACAGTAGTAATATCTTATTATAGTTAAACATGAAATATGGGAGATACTAATCGTTCAGTGAATATTCCAAGTGCGGATCAGGTTCCACAAGATAATATTTTGCAAGACTTAATGTCAGCTAGTGAGGATGATGCAGCGACAATAATCAGAGAAAGGATAGCCGAATGTCAGGGTTATTACGAAGAATTAATAAGGAGATATAACGAGAATAAAGAATACTGGAAAGGTAATCAAATTGACGAAAGCAAACTAAATGTAGGTGAAAGTAAGATAGTTATAAATAAGATATTCCAAGCAGTAGAAACTATTGTTCCTATTGCTACAAGGAAAACGCCAGAGCCATCAATTGTTATTAAACCTAGAACGAATGCCAACAAGAGTTTAAAAGATAAACTAGAAAGACTACTCAAGGATGAATGGGATATTTACGATAAGATGCGACAACAAATGCAGATCGGGGATAGGAACGGGCAGATGGCAGGATTCGTTTGTGGAAAGATGTACTGGTGTGAAGATGAACAAAGATCAAAACACTATATTGTAAACCCAAGATCTATAATGTTTCCTAGAGGATACGCAACAAAGGATGAACTTCCTTATATTGTAGAGATTAAAAGATACACATTAACGGAAATTAAAGATTTATTCCCAGATAAGTTTGAAGAAGTAGTTGCAAAAGTAAAGACACATGGTGATAAACCAAGTCTAAAATCACAGATAATTGTATTCGAGTATTGGGAGAATGATTTAGTAGCATATCTTTATGAGGATATACTACTGAAAAGAACACAGTCACCATTGTATGATTTTAAAAATGTAAAAAACAATCACTTTGCAAAACCAAAATCACCATATCTCTTTACTAGCTTTATATCTACAGGAGAAAACATAGCCGATGACACGACAACGATTGAACAATCTATCTCAATACAGAATGCGGTTAATAAGAGAAAGAGACAGATCGAAACAAACACAGAGTTTGCAAATGGTAGATGGGTAGTAGCCGGAAACTACATATCAAGAGACGAAGCCGAGAACATAGGTAATAATGATCACGCAATATACCTAGAAGGGGCAGACAATGTAGAAGGTAAGCTAACTCAACTACTTGGTAGACAGCTTGATAATGGTACTTACACTGATATGCTTGATAGCAAATCAGAGATAGACAATATATTCGGTACACACAGCACAACAAGAGGTGAAAGAGATTCGATTGAAACAGCAACAGGTAGAGCAATTCTTAAGGAATCAGACTACGGAAGAATAGATTTAACAACAACTAACTTAGAACAGTACGATGAAGAATACTTCAACTGGAAGATTCAGATGTGGAAACTATTTAAAACCGATGATTTAGAAATAGATTCGGAATACTATGATGCAAAAAGCAGATCCGATGTTAAGATCAAGATCAATGATTTTAAGAAAGCCAAGATTTTGTGTAAGGTTAAAGATGGAAGTACAGCCCCGAAAGAGCCGATAGCAGAACAAGCACAGGCAATAGATTTGGCAAAGAATAAACTAATGTCATTAAAAGATCTATATGAGGTATTGGATTATCCAAATCCTAACAAGATGGCTAAGAACGCATTACTAGAACAAACAGATCCAGCACAACTCTATCCAGAAATCACAGATCCAATGCAGTTTGAGCTCCTGTCTGTCAGGCATACAGTTGATATTCTAGCCGATAGACAGACAGGAGATCAGGAGGTTGATTTATTCAAAGGGGAGTTAGAGGCATACAGCAAGCACTTGAGTACACACATACAGTATCTCAAAGGTGTTGAGATCTATGATGGACTTCCAGACTATGAATCATTAAGTGAATTTATAAAAGGACAACTAAAAGAACATATAGAACTTGAGAAGATCAATCTTGAAGAATTAGCTAATCAACAGGAACAACAGATGCAAGGACAACAGGCACAAGCACAGGACTTGGTAACACAGCAAGGAGCAGTAGAACAACAAGGGCTAGAGGCACAGGCAATGATGCAGGATCAGGCGATGCAACAAGCAGGAATGCAAGGAGCAATGCCACCAGAAGGAATGCCACCAGCACAGGGAATGGCAGGAATGTTGTCGGGTGGGAATGGTGAAGGTATAATTTAATTAGGATCGAATCGACAACGTAATTGTCGTTATTTATTATTATTATTAAATGGGAAGTATTGAATTGGATGAAGCATTAAAGTCGGATTCATCCACCGATGAAACAGCCAACAAGGATGAGGCTGAAAATAAAGATTCCGATGATAGCACAAAGGATGAGAAACAATCCGATGACAATGCAGAGCAAGATAATGAGGAAGATGAAGAAGGAAAATCAAAGGAAGCTAAAAACTACAATGAGATTCCTAGATTCAAGGAACTTATTAAACAAAAGAACGATGCACTAAAGGAGAAGGAAACTACTCTTTCAGAGAAGCAACAACTCCAAAAGGAACTCGATGAATTGAAGCTCAAGTTGTCAGGTGCAGAAAAGGATAAACAGAAGGTAGATGGAAATGTAGGAGGATTCGAGGACTTTAAACCAGTTATCGACACTAAATACACTTTCAAGAAGCCAGAAGAATATCCAGACATTATGTCACTCTATGGTGACATAAGAGCAGCTCTTATAAAAGATCTTACAATTATTGATCAAAGAGAAAGGGATAGAATACAGAGCCAAGAGGTACAAACTAAAACATCTGTACAAAAAGAATTAGATGATGTTGAAACCTTCTTTGCTGATGATAAGGATAACAGGGATAAGTTTTTAACTTACGCCTCATCCAAGTATAAAGCAGGCTCTAAAATGCCCATCCTAGATATGTTAGATCTATGGAATGATCTTGCAAAGGATCAAAAAGATAAGCCAGATTCAAATACATTAAATGCAATTGGATCAGGTAAATCATCCGCAGCGTCTACGTCAAAGGAGGACACATACGATCCTTCATCCGAGAGAAATAAAAGTATGTTTGATTTAGGAGTTGAGTTTCTACATAGAAATAAGAAATAATTTTTTAATTAACTTTGATGGATTTTTCAACAAACGTACAAGCCTTCACGCAAACAAAACTTGCACCAAAGGCAGTTGATACAATTCTTTCGGGAAATGTATTGGCAACACGCTTAATTGGAAACGCACAGCCTTGGAGAGGTCGAAAGATGGACAAGACTGTTATTGTTACCAAGCAAGCAAATGGTGGATCATTCGGATCAATGGATACTTTCAGTACCAACAAATCTGACACCAAGAGGAGATTATCATTCGATATTCGAGGGTATGAAATACCAGTCGTTATTGATGGAACAGAGAGAGATGTCACAGCAGCCGATGAGCAAGCAGCCTTAGATCTAGTAATAGAAGCTATGGAAGAAGCAGCCAACGCCGGAATGGATGACATAGGGACAATACTTTACGGAGATGGCACAGGCAACTCAAGCAAAGACTTCTTAGGTTTAGCAGCTATCATTGATGATGGTGGTGAAGTAGCAACTTATGGAGGTTTAGCAAGAGGAACTTATCCTTCACTTAAAGCTAATGAATATGATGTAACCGGAGCAGTCACTTTGGCAGCAATGGCTACAGCAATGTCAGCAGCCGAAAAGGGAAGCGATAAAACCACTCTTATAGTTACCGATGATACTCGCTTCAATCAGTATGAAACATTACTGCAAGCAACAGTAGCATCAAATGTTACAGCCGATGGCTACAAGCAGGTAACTCGCAATAGTGTTGTACCAAGCATATCAGCTTTGAAAGGTGATCTAGGATTCAATGCTTTATTTTTCAGAGGTGTTCCAATCGTAGCCGATGACAAATGTACATCAGGCAAGATGTGGGGTATCAACGAGAGACACATAGCATGGTATGGACTTAAATCAGCCAGCAAGAAATACTCTCCAATTCAAATTGGTGGGAATAAGCAGATTGATGGTGTATACAGCGATGTACCCAGTAAGAATATGGGTTTTAATTTCAGTGGACTAATAGATAGCATTAATCAATATGCAGAAGTTGGTCACATAATTCTGCTTGGCAACTTGATCTCATTCAACCCAAATAGGCACTGGACAATTAACTTCTCATAATTAATAGGAGTAAACTATGTTAAAAGCACACAACTATATTCCAGCACTTAAATTCGGTGGCAAAATAATGCCAGAGGATATTGCTGGGATGGTGGGCTTGCCTATGGTAGGTAACATATTCTATGTTGATGCTACTAATGGTTTAGATACCAATACTGGCGATTCATGGGGTAGTGCCTACAAGACACTCACCAAAGCAGAGGACTCATGTGTTACTCACAATTATGATGTTATTATAGTAGCTCCCAATGGAACTGCTGGTACTGCGGAAGTCGCAACTATCACATGGGACAAGAGTTACATAACAGTAATTGGAGCAAACGCAGAAACGGGGATTTCGCAAAGATCAAGAATCGTATTTACAGTTGATTCGACAGATCCTTGTTTGACTATCTCCGGAAATGGAAATAGATTTTTAAACATTCAACTTGCTACATACCAAGCTAGTAATGATGTACTTGTAAGTTTAACTGGAGACAGGAACTACTTTAACAATGTACATTTTGCTGGAATTGGTCATGAAACAGCAGGTGATGATGCAACAGCTCGATGTATAACATTGACTGGAGCAGAGGAAAATTTATTTGAAAATTGTACAATAGGTCTTGACACAGTAGCAAGATCAGCAGCTAATGCAAACGTAGAACTTACGTCAGCTAGTACACGCAACGTATTTAAAGGATGTTTATTCTTAGCGTATGCGGATAATGCAGGAGCATTATTTGTCAAAGCTGCATCATCGGGAGATATAGATAGATTCGTTATGTTCGATCACTGTATGTTCCATAATGCAGGTAATTCAGCAGCTACTACTATGACAGTTGCTATGAGCCTTAGTGCATCAGCAGGTGGTTCAGTTATCCTTTGGGATAGCTGGTTATTTGGTGCTACTGATTGGGCTAGCGACTTTACAGTTGTAGAAGCAGCAGGCGGAATGGCACAAGCTACAGGAGCGACAGCAGGTCTAACAGTAGCAGCAGCTTAATTATTTAATTTATTGTTATATTTGAAAATATGGCATACTTAACAGGAAGAACGGAAGTTTTTACTGGGGATACGACAGTTGTCGATTCAGCAGCAATGCACCCAGTAGGTACAAGGGCTTTCGATAAAGATGGTAACGAATACATCTACCTTCTAGGCGTAGCTAGTGTAGCGATTGGTACATGGGTTTCATTCGATGAAGCCGGTGTAACTACTCGATCAGCAGCTAATGCAAAGGGTAGAGTAGGAGTTGCTATGGCAGCAATCGTAGCTTCTAGCTATGGTTGGTTTCAGATCTATGGTGAAGCAAGTGGCTTGGCTCTTACAGCTTTTGCTGATAACGGCTTAGTTTTCTTGACAGGCACAGCAGGATCAGTTGACGATACAGCAGTAGCAGGTGACTTAGTAGTCGGTGCTATGGGCAGATCGGCAGTAAACGAAACAACTTTATTAGCAACCTTTGAATTGAATTATCCGTTTGTAACGGACAATCTAGGGTCTTAATACTGGAACTGGAGGGGAGTAGTAATATTCCCCTCCTCAAAGATTATTTATTATTTTTATATACATGGAAACAACAGAATTTACAGTAATGGGTGTGAAGAATCCAATGCCAGAAGATTATGTTTTTACTTGGGATAAAGTACCTTATGTAGCTAAAGCAGGTACAGTTACAAACTTCCCCAAATTTTTAGCAGAACACGCAGCCCTTAAAATGGCTAGACTTATAGTCACAAATCAGTTTGGTATTGTTAAGGTCAATGACAAGGAATTAATGGACAAGACAATCGCATCATTACTAGTTGAGAATACTGGATATGCTATACCAAAACCAAAGACAGAGGCACAAGTATTACAGGAACAAGTGCATAAAATGAATGAGGAATCAGAGGTAGGTGCTAGTGAGCAAGCAGAAGTCATAGAGGATTCATTCCAGAATTTAAACGATGAAAAAATCGTAACAGAAACAGAAGAAGAAATGATCGCAAAAGAAAAAAAGATTAATAATCCAAAGGCAGCAGAAGCGGATGCGATGGCAACAATGTCATCTCCGAAACTTAGAGCCATTGCCACAAAAGAGGGTGTATGGATTAAGGGGATGACACAGGAGGAAATGGTAAAGGCAGTTATGGAAAAAAAGTATGGAGTATGAGCCATCAAGAAGAAAAGTTAAAATTTATTGAAAATGAAATAGAACTTAAAGAAGAAGTATTAACAGATCTTACGAAAGAACTGAACAATATACATGAGGCACTAGAGATAGCTAAGGGTAATTATGCCCAAGAGCTAGAGAAAGAATCTAGTGCCTTTATGAAAAAGATGTCAGAGTTCGAAGAAGAACTCAAACATCCAGAGGAAACACTAGATCTGGTATATACAGATCTGGAGAATAAGAGAAGGGATTTAGAAAGTTATAAACAGGAATTAGTAAAATGGCAGGACAGTTTAACGACAAAAGAAAAACAGGTTTACGATATAGAAGAAGATCTGGAATCGTTAAAGAGTACAGCGATTTTATTATGGAATAAATTATTTGAGAATATTACTGCTGATATTAGGAGCAATCGGGAAATAATAGACCAAAGATCAAAGTTATTGGATATAAGGTTTAAGAGATTGGAGAAGGAGGAAAAGAGCATTAAGGATAAGATAGCTTCATTAAGGTCATTACAGAACGAAATTTTAACTAAGCGAGTACAAAATAATGGCTAACGTAAACAGAGATCAAAATAGGATTACCGGAGCTGCTGCTGAATCAAGTGATGGTGACAACACAATTGTTCCATTACAGGCAGATCCAACAACACATAGGCTTAAAGTAGAGGGAGTAGGAGGAATAGGAATTATAAACGAGAATTGGGATTCTGTAACTGTAGCATATCCAACAACAAGCACAGAGGTTTACACTTTCACTTATGGTGGACTTGCAGTAGCTACAGTAACAGTAACATATACAGATGCTACGAAAGAAGTATTAACATCAGTTGTTAGGACTTAAAGTATGTACTATAGATTTAACCCATTAACAGGAGCATTAGACCTAGTAAATATAGCTGGAGATGGTGATACTGGTGTTCAGGGTGATACGGGAGTTGCTGGTGTGGATGGTGACACTGGCACTGCTGGTGGTGTTGGGGCAACTGGAGTAAAAGGAGACACTGGAACTCAAGGCGATACTGGATCGGGTACTACTGGTGCAACTGGCACAGCAGGGGCAAAGGGTGACACAGGTACGCATGGAGATACTGGTGCTGGTACTACAGGAGCTACAGGCACAAGCGGAGATCAGGGCGATACGGGTGTACAGGGTGATACTGGTGTTGGAGAAGGAACAGAAGGAGCCACAGGAGTAACCGGTGCAACAGGTGTAGGAACAACGGGTGCTACGGGTACAACTGGAGCTAAAGGTGACACGGGAACTCAAGGGGATACCGGAGCAGGAACTACTGGAGCAACAGGTACGACAGGGGCAAAGGGTGATACTGGTACTCATGGAGACACTGGAGCAGGAACAGTAGGAGCTACTGGAACAGCAGGAGATCAAGGTGATACAGGTATTCAGGGTGACACAGGAATTGGAACAGTTGGAGCAACTGGTACTGCTGGTGCTAAAGGAGATACTGGAACTGCTGGAAGTGCAGGAGCTGATGGGGACACAGGAGTAACGGGAGCAACAGGAACTGCTGGATCAAACGGAACTCAAGGAGATACTGGAGTAACAGGCTCGGCTGGTGCAGATGGTGATACAGGTGTTACTGGAGCAACCGGTACGGCTGGATCGGCAGGTGCAAAAGGCGACACTGGAGTTACTGGAGCTACGGGTACAGCAGGTACAGTAGGAGCAACCGGTACTCAAGGTGATACAGGAACGGCTGGGACAACAGGGGCTACTGGTACTACTGGTGCAGCAGGGAATACGGGTGTAACAGGAGGAACGGGTACAACAGGTGCTGCCGGTAATACAGGAGTGACGGGAGCAACCGGAACTACAGGAGCAACAGGGGTTGCAGGCTCAACATGGACACTTACAGGTGCTCCAGCTGATGACCATACTGCAAGTGGAATTATACTATCAGCAACAGCAGCAGCTAATGTAGCTTTTGGAGATGTATGCTACATAGCATCAAGTGGTAAAGCAACTCTAATAGATGCTGATGCAATAGCTAGCATGACAGCAATTATGATGGCGGTAGCTACAATCAGTGCCGATGCGGCAGGTAATTTCCTGCTATATGGGATAGCTAGAGATGATACTTGGGCGTGGACAGTCGGAGGTATAGTTTATGGTACAGTAACGGGGACAACGGGAAATACTCTATCACAAACGCCACCAACCGGCACAGATGATGTTGTTCAAATTATGGGTGTTGCAACACACGCAGATAGGATGTTCTTCAACCCACAATTAATACAGATTGAAAGAGTATAACAATGGCAACTTCGATAAAAAAAATAGCCGGTATATTAAATACCGATGGAATAGAGTTACATACACATTCGTTAATTGATGATGCGAATCTTATATCCTATTATCAGTTTGAGGGCAATTCCAATGACCATGAGGGTACGAATAATGGGAGTGATACATCTGTAACTTATGGAACTTCTTATGGTAAATTCGCACAAGGGGCATCATACAATGGCACGTCATCATACACAAGTCTTGGGACAATGGGAGGATTAGGAGCTTCATTAGATACAGGAACATTCACACTAGGTTTTTGGTTTAAGTCCACATATACAGCAGCAATAAAACAATTTGGCGTTATAAATGATGGTAGCAATACTTTGCTCGGATTGAATTTTAATAGGGATCAAAACGATAATTATATTGCCAATTATATAACGTTAGCTATTCGAGGAGAAGGAGCAACGAAATACAATATTGCTCGTGTGAGAGCAAAAGTCTTTGATGGTGCTTGGCAATTCTTATGTATAGTATTTACTCCATCAACCCATGCGTACCAATGGTATGTAAATGGTTATGCAGCTACCACGATTTTGCGAAATACTGATGATATAACAGATACAGCTAACTTTAATCACAATTTCTGTTTGGGAGCAATAGACAATAGAGGAACTGTGGGAGGATTTATTGAATGTAATTTAGATGATTTCTTCATATTTAATAAGGGGTTAACTGCTGCGGAAGTAGCACAACTCTATAGGAATGTAAGACGTGTTTCAGGCATATCATTAACAGTACCAATAGCAAGTGGAGGTGGGATAAACTATGCTGATGATAATGATTTAGTACATGAATTTAATGCAAGTGGAACATTTACTCCTGCGGTGGTGGGAGTAAAAAATGCTTATATAGTTGTAGGCGGAGGTGGAGGAGGTGGTTATGATGCCGGTGGAGGAGGAGGCGGTGGTGGTGTTTTAGAAAATGCCGTAGCCGGAGCATTAACATACGATAAGCTATTAACAGGAGCTGCCACTGTAACAGTTGGTGATGGTGGTGCAGCAGGTGCAAGTGGATCAACGAGAGGTACTGCTGGTGGTGCTTCTGCATTTGATGACATATCGGTAACTGGAGGAGGTGGTGGTGGATCAGCACATAATACTGGCGGTAATGGAGGGTCTGGAGGAGGTGGTGGACATAACAATGCTGCTGCTGGATCGGGAACATTATATCAGGGAAACAATGGAGGAGCTGGCGATCTATCACAAGGAGGCGGTGGATGGGGAGGAGCTGGGATAGCAGGCGGAGGAGGTTCGGATGGTGGTATTGGTTGGTGGACTATAATCACTGGAGAGTTTTTCTGGTTTGGAGGTGGAGGGGGCGGTGGTGATGGTGCTACACTTGGTGGAGATGCTGATGGAGTATCTGGAGGTGGCAATGGAGGTGATGTAACTGCTGTAGGACAGAATGCTTGGGATGCTTATGGGGGTGGCGGCGGAGGTGGAGGAGGTGCAGGATACTCAACTGCTGGGGATGGCGGTAATGGTAAGGTGGTAGTCAGGTATCATAATACGAATGTTAAGAAACTGTTAGGTGTAACAAACTTATAAGCAGATTGACAGTTAAATCTTGTATAGTACAATATTATTATTATTAGACAACCTCAATGAATAAATGGCAGAAAGCCCAAGATTGGGAAGCCCATTGGCATAGCAGAATTATCACAAATACTTATCATGAAGAAACCAAACAATTTGAATACGCAAAACGCATGGGAATTGAAACCTATGGGACAGCTTATACCCCATTAAACTTCAAGAATTACGGCAAAATACTGGACATAGGAGGGGGGGAAACGTCCATGTTATTGAAAGTGGAAAATCCAACGGATTGTGTGATAGTTGATCCATGTGATTATCCGAGCTGGATTACCGATAGATATAAAAGCAAAGAAATAGAATTAATAAAACAAAAAGGTGAAGATATTAAACTGACTGGATTCGATGAGGTTTGGATTTATAACTGTCTACAACATACGGAAGATCCAGAGAAGATTGTTAACAACGCCAGACAAGCCGGTAAACTCATTCGTATTTTTGAATGGATAGACACACCAACTAACGAGGGACATATACAAAAATTAACCCATAAGAATTTAGATAAATGGTTAGGAGGAACAGGGAAAATTGAAGACATGAAATCTAAAGGCTGTTTCGGTAAGGCATACTATGGAATATTTTTAGGCAATCAATATGCAAAAGTTTAGATTCCATATACTAGGACTAACCCATGTACCAACATCAGAAAGATATGGCGGTTGTGCATACACACAAAAGATAGTGAAACTTAATAAAATGTTATTGAGTTTAGGACATGAGGTATTCTTATATGGATTAGAGGGAAGTGATGCACCTTGTACCGAGTTTATACAAGTTTCTACATTAAAGGAGATACAACAACAATACGGAGATGGTGACAATAGGTTTGAACTCGGTTATGATTGGCACAAAGGATTTTTCCGGCACAACTTTGATCCTCCGTATAATCCACAAACATTGAAATTCTTTGCCAACTGTATTATTGAAATAACAAAGCGTAAAAAACCAGATGACTTTCTATTACTTACGCAAGGATACCAGAATAAGATGGTAGATGATGCTGTAGAGCTTTATTTAACTTGTGAGGCAGGGATAGGATACAGAGGATCATATACGAAGTTTAGAGCCTTTGAATCATCTTATATGCAGAATTTTACCTATGGATGGCAGAGTAATGGAGGAAGTATAAACGGAAATAATTACGATAGGGTTATACCAAATTACTTTGATGTGAATGACTTCGAGTTTTCAGAGAAGAAAGATAACTATATTCTCTATATGGGTAGAGTTATATTGAGAAAAGGAATATTAACTGCTGATGAAATATCAAAGGCAACTGGTATTCCATTAAAGATTGCCGGACAAGGTGTTACAGAATACCACGCCGGATATTTGAAGGGCGAGGATTGTGAATTGCGTGGAGATAATTTTGAATATGTAGGATATGCAGACAAGAAGAAACGAAATGATTTAATGAGCCACGCCAAAGCCACCATTGTAGCAACAGAGTATTTAGAGCCATTCGGAGGAATATCAATAGAATCGCTTTTATGCGGAACGCCAGTAATAACGACAGACTTCGGGTGTTTTCCAGAAACTATACCACATGGGATTGTAGGATACAGATGTGCCACATTGGATCACTTTGTGTGGGCTACTAATAATATAAAAAATATATCACCAAAGAAATGTAGGGAATACGCTGAAAAGAATTTTTCATTAGATAGAGTAAAATTCATGTACCAAGAATGGTTTGAAATGCTTTACAGAGTTTATGAAAGCACTGTAGATAGCAAGAAACTAGGGTGGCACTATATAGATAAAGATCGTAAAAACTTAGATTGGTTAAATAAGCACTATTAGTTGTCGGGAAGGATTTAACAAATTATAATAATATAAAAGCAGGTCGTGTGAAAATCACGCTAAATTTAGGCTGCACAGTTGTTTGTCGTAGCCTTTTTTATTTTTTAGTTTGTAAATATGACAATATTCCCAAGAGAAGATAGCCATGTTCCGTTTAGTAGGAACTATCTTGTGGCTTCAAAAACAGTAACATTCGTAGGTGGAACAGCAAATGCAATTGGAGATCATGATGGAACAGGTGATCCAGCAACATTGTTTACAGTAACAGGAGCAGTAAGTGTAAGAGTTTATGGAGTAGCATCAGTAGCCCCAGTAGGCGATACAGCAACAATCGAGGTGGGAGTAGCAGGAGATACAGCAGGTTTAATTGCACAAAGCACAGCAACAGATCTTGCAATCGGTGATGTATGGTTAGATGCAACACCAACAACAAAGGTGGAAGCTATTTCCGGACTAGCCGAAAAGATCATAGGTGATGGATTAGACATTATCTTAACAGTTGGAACAGCAAATATCACAGCAGGAGTAGTTACATTCTATTGCTTGTGGACACCAATTAGTGAGGGTGCAGAAGTAGCATAAATTATTATTAAAATATTATGACAGACAATATAATACAGGCTATTAACGAAAGAGTAGGAAAGAAAGATGAAAAGAAAGTAGAGAAGAAGGAAGTTAAAAAGGTTGAGAAGAAACAGGAGTATCCAAGTAATAGCTCGAATAGACCAGAGGATCTACATGAAGTATTTGAAAAAGAGTATAAGGATAAAGGGGATGCGAAAATAGAAGTGAGTTTAGTTGTAGATGGTAAAGAGTTAAAAGGTAAATCTATTGTTGATTATATTGACAAAAACAGAGCTAAATTCTTAAAGAAATAATATGCTTTCATATTCAGAAATTAAGACACGTTATCAGGAAAAAACAAAAGATACTACTACTGCAAATCAGAGCTTAATAGCCGAGAGAGCAAATCAGATAGTCAATCTTATATGTGCTACTACTGATTTTACGTTTCTTCAAGAGACTTATACTACAGTGACAGTGGCAAGCCAACAGGCGTATGATCTACCGGCTAATTGTAGGAAGATTGAATCAGTAATGGTAACAGTGGATTCACAGAAGTACCCATTACAGCCGATAGAGAGTACCGAGATATGGGATCAGTACAACGTAGACACGGCAGACACCACAGATTATCCACAATACTACTACAAGGAAGAAGGCTCAATATATCTATGGGGAATACCAGCAACAGCAGGGAATACAATCACCATAAGATATTTAAAAAGACCGGTAGCAATGAGCAATACGGATTATGCAACAGGATCTATCACAGCAACTAACGCTAGTACAACAATCGAAGGAGCAGGAACTACATTTACGGGGACTACAGTCAATGAGAATACCAAGATAAAAATCAAAGGTGTTTTATATGATGTGGCTAGTATAACGGATGCGGATACACTTGTGCTTACAAAAAAATATCAAGGGACTACAGCAGCTACTTTAACCTATACGCTTGGTGATTATCCAATAATTCCAGAGGAATTTCAGGATCTATTATGGGTAAGACCAGCAAAAGAATACTATGCGTTTAATAAAGAACAGCAAAGTATGTACTTAATGCTTAAAGATATGGATGCAGAACTTGAAGGCAAGTTAATCTTATCGCAAAGAACCAAAGGAGTAAGTAATGTAATTAAAAGAAAAAGACAGAAGATCAGATCAGTTAATGATTATCCTTCTGATTTAACATAACTAACTATGGCAATATACAGAAAAGAAACATTTATGGGCGGAATATCCGATGGAAGCAAGACCGGATACGATGGCGGTTATGCTGATGGTATCGGGATAGACTTCGTATCGGATAGAGATAAACTGACAGGACTTCATGCACTAAAGAAAGACAGTGGTACAACTGTAGTAGATCTACCAAAATGGATTCGTGAATATCAGGGACTGTATTATTTCTATGGGGATGCTGGACATTTATATCAAAGAAACGCAGCCGGAACATGGGCTGATAAAAAGACTGTATCTAGCTCGCATGGTAACGGAATGGAGATCTTTAATGATTTTCTATGGTACGCTAGTGATGCAGGCATTGGTAAAGGTACAACACCATCAGGAGCAATAACATTCGAGGATGATTACTTTAAAAGTTTAACTCAAGAACAAGATCAGATATTAGCAGCTAGTGGACAGGCTTATACAACACCGGCAGCAATTGATGAAAACGCAACACACAGACAAACATTCGTAGCAGCAGCAGACAATATAACCGGAGTAATAGTTTTTATAACAGCGAAGGGCAGTGGAAATGTTACTTTAACACTTCACAATAGTACCAATACAGTAATAGCATCAAAGACAATAGCTACAGCAGATATCGAGAACACAGCTCCATTAGTATTTATTTTCGACAGACAGTACGCAATAACAGCTACAGGGACATATCATTTTCATGTAACAAGTACAGTAGCAGACACTACACTTAGAACAGGGACTAATGCAGATGAGGAAACAGCAGACTTTGTAACATTACAATATTATAATCCACTGGATGTAGATCAATCTACAACATTATCTACAGAGGATTCTCTAGTTTCATACACAGTACCAGCAGCAATATCAGAAACAGCATACAAGACATTCGTTCCAGACAAAAAGGGATTAGCAGCAGTAAGCCTATATGTTTACGCTAAAGGCACAGGGGATTGGACAGTAACAATTCATGATTCAAATCATAATGTTATAGGTACATCCACAGTTGCTACAGCCAGTATGGCTTATAGGGGATTCCAGAGATTCGCATTTACTACCCCATTAACATTAGTAGATGGAGATACTTATCATATACATCCAACATCTACAGTAGCAGATGGATCAATAACATCAAGTACAGCAGCGACAATTTCAACGATTGGATATATGACACACTTTCCAGTTCTTTTATCAGACACTAGTTTTCATCCAATGCAAGAGTATGCAAACTATTGTTGTATTGGTAACGGAAGATTCTTAGCAGTAATAGAAGATTCAGAGATATACAATCCGGAGAGATTAACATTTCCAATAGGAGAAAAGGTAAGAGCTTTGGCTACAATCGGAGATAACCTAGCAATCCTAACATGGAGAGGAACATCAATAAACGATTATGGAACAAGCAGAGTTTACTTCTGGGATGGAGTATCAACTACATTTACAGGATTCGTTCAACTAGATGGACAAGGCAATGCGATCTGGAATGGTGGAGATAACCTACTGTATGCGGTACATGGAACGGATGGGAGTATATCGGCATATAACGGATATTTAAAGAAACTTCGTAAGGTAAAAGGAGTGGGGGAGAATAAGACAATAGAAGTGTACCCACAGGCAATATGTACTTGGAATGGGATATTAAGATTCGGTATTTCAGATGGATCAAGCACAACAGCATCCAGATTAGTTTATAGTTATGGTAAAAAGGATAAAGATTTCCCGAATGCACTATCAAAGGATTACCCAATAAGTACAGGAAGATATGGAAGTACAGTAAAAATTGGTGCGATACTCGGAACTGCTACGGATAAATTCTTTGTAGGATGGTACGATTCAACACCAACGGCAGCGTATGGAGTAGATATAATTGATACATCAAACGATCAAGCAAGTGCTTATGTAGAGGATTTACGTTTTGATGGAAAGAAACCAAACAACGAAAAGGTAGGAAAGACAGTCAGCTTGAGGTTTACTAAGTTAGTAACAGGTCAGACGATCACAGTGGCATACAGGCTCGATAATGACGGTAGTTTTACTACACTTGGGACAATATCAACAGCGAACTTAGTTTATGAATCATTCCCATTCGAGAAAAGATTTTTCGAGGTAGAGTTTAAAATTACATTAGCTAGCACAACAAGCCCAGTGGCTTTACCTAGTCTATCAGTTTTAGAGATGGACTTTGAATATAACACTGGCAATCAGCTTGGTGCAGTTGCAGTACACACATGATAGAAAAAAGTAAAACAATTGAAGACGAATCATTGCCAGTAGATCCGAAGATGTACGAATCAATCAGTGGTAATCCAAAGGCATCAAGATTCCAGAACGTGAATACAAAATCTGATACGCCAAAGATTGCAGAGGTGCTTACATATAAGATGCCGAAAGCATTTAAGAATCATTATCAGATGACACCATTCGTTATTGGTGTACACGAATTAAGTGATGGGAATTTAGCAATATTCCCATATATTGATCCAAGTACATTGGCTGCTGTAGCCCCAGATTATATAGTACAGACACGAATACAGATGGATAAATATGGACTAAAAGTTATGCCGACAAAATATAAAGTAATAGTTTATGATCTTGGTGTAGATGACTGAACAGAACAAAACAATTAAAGATACAGAAGTTTTAACGGATGCTCCCAAGTATAATGATGAGCCTTCCGGACTTCCACAAACAAGTAAACTTGAGGGATCGCAAGTGGACTATACAATGCTACCGATTATCAAGAAGATGCAATTCGAGATACAGACAAGTGCAGATTATTATCCAGTTGCAAGCCCTTACTGGCTACCTTATGTAATACAGCATGGACTGAAAAAGAGATGTTATGTGATGGGAAGATACAGAGAGAAGGGATCAACAACATGGACAAACATTCAAAACTTATACACATTGAATATGCTAGTAGGTTTAAGATACGGATGTTTAGTTACAAAGATAACCGAAATGAATATAGAGTTTTATTTATTTACTTATCCATCAATGCCATCCAGTTTTCCAGTGGTAGAGATGGAACTATACTTTATTGATCTAACATTGTGAACGATATAGAAGAATCAAAGACAATCAAAGATGAGACTATAGAATCAAATCCTGTAATGTATAAATCCATGTCAGGAAATGCAGTATCAGACCGAATTGTCGGGCAGGGTAGGACATCGTATAATTTTATTAAACTTGTAAGATACGAAGATGTTACGCTAACGATACCAGAGACTACTTATAATGATTTTTTCGAGCCATCAGGAGGAGGTACAGGGGATGTTGTTATAGCACATAAGATAAAGAACAAGATACCATTAGTACAGGTAGCAATTAAAGAAAATGACGACTATTGTTTATTACCATATGTAATCGGTGCAGCCGAAACGAATCCTATTTATGTTGAGAATGCAAAAGTAGATGCAACCAACATAACAATAGGTGGGACAGCAGCAGACTGGACAGCTTGCAGTGGAGACACAATAGATCTAAGAGTTTATATTTTTGATATTTTATAACTATGGCAACAGCAGATCAATTAACACAACAGATCCAAAGCACAATAGCCAATCAGGGCAAGGATCGTCTTGATAGATATAATCAGCTTCATACAGAACTTGGGGCTGGTGATATGAGTAAATCAATCCAGAGTGCAAGACAAAATATTCTGGATACAGAGAATCTTTTAACAAGCCTTCCAACTGATGTAAGGCGAAGAACAGCCGGCAGATTAATGAATCAGGGGCAACAGAACAGACTACTTGCTTATGAAAGAGAGCCAATAACCCAACAGCTACAGAGAACATCAGGGAATCTAGCAGTAGGACAACAGGGATACGGGGATATTATAGATGAGATTGACAGAAGGTTAGGACTTGAAGATACTACCAGAGAACAAGGATTAAACGAACTGTATCAACAACGAAGTAACATCTGGAATATGGATAGTGCCAATGCACAGAGGGCTTACGAATCAGGGCAGAACGCACTAAATAGGGCATCGCAAACTAACTATTTGGATATGATAAACGAGATCAACAAGATCCTTAACCCAGCAGCCAGTAGATCTAATGAAGGAAGAACAAGCCGAAATAGTACGACTACTACTGCTAAAAAACAAGGTGGTAGTTGGTTACAATCATTAGGCAATTCAGCTGTAGATTTTGTAGCCCCTAACCTAAGATCAGGTATAACAAATACTACCAATTCGTTATTAAATAACTTTAATAACATGATTAAAACAGCACAGAAATATGCTAAATAATTTTTATTAATTAATTATGGCGACAGATACAAACACAACAGCATCTACCGGAACGGGAATGTCAGATGATATGAGGAGTAAACTTATGCAGGCATTAACTAATGTTGTTCAAAAGAATCCACAGAACGAACAAGCCGGTAGTATGTATATGCAGCTTGCAATGGAATCCTTGATGAATAAACAGGATAAACCAGATCTTCAGGGAATCTATAAAAGCATATCAGGGCTTGGTGATAACAATATGAAGCAGACTACTATTAAGGGTAGGCTAGAAAAAGCATATGCTAAGTATATGGAAACAGGAGATCCAGCAGACCTAGAATCATATAATCAGGAAAAAGAATACGCAACAAAGATGGGGTACAAAACGGCAATGAATGCAGACGGAACAGGAATTGACGTGAAAGAAGATACATCTAGTTATAGAAGGGACTTTAATATACTAGACTTAAATCCTATTACAAGCATGGGGCAAGATCTTGTAACTGGAAAAAGAGGTATTTACACAGGAGATCTTCCACAAGCAGTAGGCGGTTTATTCGGAATAGATCAGGAACAGATGAAGAATTTTCAAAAAAGCGGTCAAGATCCAGTATCACAAATAAGGAAATTATTCGGATTACAATAAAAATATTATGTCATTTGCAGATTTTGCTACAAAAAAGATAGCTACAGGTGTATCCAACAATCTGAATCTGGAAGATCCGGCTACTAGAAAAATGTTAATAGAGCAACTAGGACTTCAAGATCAGAAACCACAGTTAAACCTACTGGAAAGAATTATAGCCCCACTGGATATGTTCAGGATCACTGATGATATACGCAAAGGTCAGAAGGAAGGAATACTTGCTGGGATAGGTGATTTTCTAATGGATATTCCTAAGGCAATAGGCGGAGCAATAACAGGCGAGGACTTCCGAGATCAGTACGATAAAGAGGGAGCAAACGAGATTTTAAAAGATATGGGTGTAGAGAATGAGTTTGTAAGAGGGGTAGGAGGTTTTATCGGTGACGTGTTACTAGATCCGACAACGTATGTAACAATAGGCACAGGAGCAGGAGCAAAGATCTTAACTAAGGGAGGGGCAAAAGTTTTAACAAAGTCTGGTACTAAATTGGCAGCGAAAGTTGAAAGCAATTTAGTAAAGGAGTTTGCTGAAAAATCCGTAGATGACATAGCAAAGATTGCAGCAGAGAATGGGCTTGAGGGAGTGTTTAAAATTGGAGGTAATGGAGGGCTAATTCGAGAGCTAACATCAAAAAAGATGATTGATTTTGCAGACAAAGGAGCAAGCGTTTTAAAGTCATTGGGGCTTGAAGAATCAAACAAATTAGTACAGCAAGTATTGAAAGAGGGCGTACTAGACAAAGGAGGCTTCAAGTTTATGGGTAAAAAGATATTTGATCTAACTCCAAAGACAGAGGGAATAGCAAAGGCATATATTGATCCACTTACATCAGCCTATAAAGGAGCAAAGCAATTACCATTCGGCATAGGTGGTGCAGTTGAGAAAGCCGGAACAGGCATAAGTGAAACACTAGGCAAAACTGTAGGCGGAATAAGAAAACTATTTGATCGTAAGTATGCACTAGCCGATGGAAACATGGGTAGATATGGTCAGTTGCTAGAAAGGGCGGATCAGGTCGGGGATTATCTAAAGGGAGTTACCGATACTAGGATGAAACATTACAGAGGAGTATTTGAAAATGTCGTTAAAATCATCGAGGAAAAGGATATAGCGACTTTGCCACATTTACTTGAGCAATTACCGGAATCGAAGATCAAGTTATTGCCAAAGGAAATTCAAGAATCTATAAATAGATTAATGGAGGATATTCCAGAAGTTGAAAAACAAATAGCTAAAGGTTTACCAATAGGGACTAAATCATCAGAGCAATTTATTGAGAAAAGTGAAGGATGGAAAGCAGGAACAAGGGATGACTTCGATTTAGCGTTATACAATAAGGATGCAAAAAAATTAAAGGAGTTATTGCCGACAGCCCCAGAAGAATATAAACAACGCTTTGCTAAAGAGATAGACGAGATTATATCTGGAAAAGTTGATGTAGGGTTACCAGATGACACGAGACAGATATTAAAAAACATTGAAGAAGGAATGCCCGAAGAACAGAAACTATTAAACGAAGCACAAAAGAATCAGATGGTGGAACAAGTGCAGAAATCGCCATTATCCAAGATAGGAAAATCAAAAACAATAATCAATAAACAAGGCGTGAAGAAAAAAGTATTCGAGCCAGTGATTAGCAGTAAACAAGTCGAGGTGCTAAATAGTTACGGAATAACGGATGCTAAATCTATGGAAAAGTTTGTTAAGAATAAACTGAACTTTGTTCCAGAGGATATACCATATAAGGAAACTAAATACTTAACCAAACAAATGAGTTGGGCTAGAGCAGACAAGGCAAAGGAAGTTATGGCGGTCAATAGCCAAATAGAAGCGTTAAAAAGTAATCCGCAAATAGCCAAAATGCTAGATCAATTCGATTCTAATGAAAAATTGGCAACTAGTATGGGCGAAGATCAGTTAAGTTTAGTGGATAGGTTCAGAGAGGGTACAGATCCAATAGAGTTAAAATATGCGGATCAGATCGAAAAGACATACGGAAAACACCAGAAATATGAAAAGGCGTTAAGGGAACTTGAGGGTGAATATAAAGAGAAACTAGCTAAATCACATGAGATGGGAAAGGAAGTCACAACGGCAGAGGTGCAGATGTACAAAGCTGGAATGACACCACAGGATAAGCTGATAAAGGAGATGGGAATTACCCCAAGTAAATTTAAACAGGTCGAGGCACAGATCATTAAGGCTGGAAAACAAGCAGAGAAGTTTGCTAAAAAATCAGAGGAGTTGATCGAAAAGAAAATAACCGATACAAGAAGGATGGTTGATCCAGAATTAAGAGATTGGTTCGAGAAGGATATAGAATATCGTAATGTGAGGACTGAATGGGATGTTGAGCATGGATATATCAAAGGGAAGGCGAAAGCATCTTATATAGGGAGAGAATTATTACAAACACCATCGGGCAAAATTATAGACAAAGTTGGTAAGGAGATGGGCGTACCTAAATCTAGTATGAAAAGTATGCTCGATCCAAAATCGGTAATACAGCAGAAACACAGATTTTATGATAATTTAATTGATTTGGAAAGAGCAGGGGGAGTTACCACAATAACAAAGGAAAAAGGCAAAAAGCAATTAGCAGCAATAATAGAGCAAGAGGCTAAGGATGATATTCTACATCAAACAGCAGTATCTTTCGAGGGTTTTGGACAGGATATAGTCAATGGGAAAGTAAAAGATGCGGCAGGTAATAAACTTTATTACGCTACAGCAGAGATAGTCGATGCACTACCGGATAAATTGAAAGGATTAGAAAAACAGATAGACCATTTCAAGGCAACAGGGGAAGTTGGAGAAGCACTAAAATCCAGACTAGATAAATTAGGATACAAGAAAATAGATCTACCGATATTCAAAGATGCTTGGTTCGATGAAGAAACTTACAAAGTAATTACTAAAATTCAAGGAGCTTTCTTCAACGATGAAACAATGAATGACTTTGTAAAACTTTATGATAAAGTCCACAACTTAATTAAAAAATCGCAAACTGTATGGTTTCCTGCCTTTCATGTCAGAAATGCAATAAGCAACACATTTGTAAACATGACTGCCGGATTAACAAATCCCGATAGATATTTTAGGGCGTTAGATGTACAGATTTATATGAACGCATTAGATAAAGGCAATAAAGAAATTATTAAGAAGTATGGCGAGAAGAAGATCGGGAACTTTACACTCGAATCGATTTACAATATGGCTAAGTATAACGGAGTTACTACAACAAACTTCTTTAGTGAAATGGCAGATGATCTGATCGGAAAAC